ACTGTTCTATTTTGTGAAGCATATTGTTTTGGTGCGTTAAAACGAATACTGTCAGGTGTCTCTGGTTGAGCACCATTTGCTGAATTAGTTGCAGTTGTAATTGTAACATTTGAAAAACCTCCAAGATTACCAGATAAACTAAATGAACTTGCACCATTACTTTCTTCAGCATTTGTTACAATGTAAGATAAGGTTACAATATTTCCAGTTGATAAAGCTGCACCTAATATACCATCACCAAACTTAACTTCATACTGATTATCTTCAGCACCTTCAAGATAATAAATTTTTGATGTTGAAGTGATGTCTGCTAAATCAGTTGCTAAAGTATATGTGCTTGTTGTGCTATCACTTGAACTATTTTGTACTGTTACTTTTAATGTGGTTGTATCTGCTAAATCATTTTGAATTAAAAACCTTTGGTCAGCATTTGTAGTATCTACGGTAAATTTATTATCTACCAAAGTTCCTTCATAAACAGGTAAACTAGAAAAAGTATAAACACCATCAGCAGGTGTAATAGTAGTAGCGTCTTTTACCAAATAATTGTAAGACGTGCCATCAACCGTTGTGGTAAAAGTTGTACCACGAGCAGCAGTTAGTGTTGAACCAGTCGCATTGTTGACTACAACATTTAAAAAGGCAACAGGTGATGTTGCACTTCTTGGAGTGTATCCAACATGTTTAGCGTGAGAGACAATACTGTTTCGTAAATCCGCACTATCTAAAAACATTTCATTGGCAAGAACATTTGCATACACGGCATTGTAATGAGTATTGTATGCCAACACATCTAATATAGTAGATAGTGTTGAACCTTCAAAATCATAATCTGTTAATTGGTCTTGTTGTTTTAAAAATGTTTTAAGATTATTTTTGATACCATCAAAATCTAAATCCGTGACGTTTATTCTTTTTGCCATTCTATCTACTTCTCTCTAATAGTGTAGTAAGTGTGACTAACTCACCTGGTACATTTACTACACGAAAATTTATCGTAACCTCATATGCATTACTATCTAATTCTGGTCTAGCGTCAACAGATATTAATTGTGCTCTAGGTTCAAAATTAGTTATGACTTCACCTATAACTCTTTTTAAAGATTGTGCTGTAATAGGGTCTAAAGGTTCAAATAAAAGTTGTGATACACCTGATCCTATTTCAGGACGAAAAGGTCTCTCATAATGATTAGTTAATATGAGATTTTTTACTGATTGTTTTACTGCGTCAATATCTTTTTTGACAATGACATCTTTAGTCGCTGCATTTGTCTCAAATGATAATGCGATATCTCTATAAAGTTTAGTTGACCTCGAACTTGCATTTGTTCTAGAAGCGTCTGTATATCCTGATTGTAGTATTGCCATGATAACTATTTATCATGTTATCCCGCATTTACGTTAGAACTTCCTCCACTTCTTGGATGAGCACAAGAATCAGCGTCACCTGTTCTATTGACAGGCACACCGTTGGCAAATACAGTCGCACTACCATTGGCAGTCGTTGCACCTACATGGGGTCCTGGATGTGGTGACACAGCACTACCATCTATTAATACTGATAAACCATTTGCCTTAACATTAATACCAGATGACCCAACACCTCCTGCTGAGTTGGCGTCTCCGTTTCTTTGTATTTTTGGCATTACCCTTGACCTATACTTCTTTTGTGTTGCCTTCTCTTATGTTTATTCTTCGGTCTTGATCTAGAACTATCCCCAATAGATGTACGTTTCTTTGGTCCTCTTTCATAAGTGACTATCTTTATTCCTCGTTGTGCCATCTAATGCTCACAGTTTGCACATTCGCAAGACTGACAAGATGATCCATCTGAACAATGGCAACCGTGTCCACAGTTTTTACATTCCATGTTACTTACCTTTCTTTTTAGTAGTCTTCTTTTTTTTCTTTTTCTTGATTACAGGTGTCTTTTTCTTTTTAGTCTCTGGTACTAAATTCTTCTTATTCACACCCCATAATGCGTTCCACATATCTATAATTTTCATAAAATCTCCATTTCATATGCGAACAAACCCAGAACATAATTGGTCAAGATTGTCGCACCCTAGTTAAATCATTGAAAAATAACACTTTTAATTTTCAATATATGCCGAATAATCCTTGACTTTTAAGGGGTATCCGTATATGATATATTTATATATCAACAAGAAAGGCACATTATGAATATAAAAACTCTACCATCTAAAAACGAAATGTTTGAAGAATATAATAAACTTAAATCTTATGACGAAAAGATTGAATATGTTAAGTCGCTTAGAGACATGGACATGTATAATACTCTTAAATTAGAATATGATAATATCATCACAAAATTATATTCTGATAAACAATCACAAGAAGTAGAAGAAGACCAAGGGGTTTGGTCTGAATTTGCTGAAGAAGGTTTACTACAATAATTAGAAAGGACTATATTATGAAACTTGAATTTAACGCATTACCTGAAATACTAGACTGGATTAAAAATCCAGAACATAAAGACCACTTGTTTCTATTGCAAGCTGCGATTGCAAAAGCAAGTGAAAGTTCTAAATCACAATTCAAAGTTGGCGATCATGTCATCTTTGGTAGAACCAATGGTCGTAAGAGACCTGGTGTTATTATAAAACTGAATCCTTCGAAGGCAGTTATCAAAGACACTAACCTTGGTGGTAAGTGGCGTGTACCTTATTCTTTGATGGAGGTTGCGTAATGATAATTAAAGTTGGACAAGTTGTCGAAGTTAAACGAGGTATGTCTGGAATTTTTAGAGACGCCAAGATTGATAATATACAAATCAAATGCACAGATGATTATGACGCTTCTGTAATGCAGGTTGATATATCAAAAATAAAAGAAGGTACAATCACATATGAAGATGTTACCTTCGATAATACAGAAGGCAATATGCATTGGGCTTACTTTGGACAGATACAACAACCCAAAGAAAATTATCATCCTTGAGTAAAAGTCTTCTTGAAAAAATTTTAGTATGTAAAGGCAAAGCAGATAAGCTTGCCATGCGTGATCCTCGTAATGTGAAAGAATTGAAAGACCGTATCGTGTGGGAAAGATTAAAAAAAATTCTAACCCACAGATACGGTCGTTATACTGATTAGCCTCTAACTTCTTCCGTTGCCTCAGGTGCCGCTAGTTCTTCTTCAAGAATATCTAACTCATCTTTAGCGTCAGGCATTTCAATTGTGATTTTTGGTACAGGCACTTCGTCTATAACGTTAAGTGTCTGTTCACCGTAATAATGTCCTAACCAAAAAGCACCAATAACAATCAAAACATATAGTAATCGTTTGAAGCGATTTTTAGTTATATCTCTCATGGTCTATGCCTTCCATCTCTTCCAGAGATTTGCAGCCACCCATGCAATTAGACCCCATTTAATTAAAGCCATTGGTGCAAGAATGCCTGTAAACAAGCATATGATTAACAGAATTAATCCGTAATCTTTCCATGCGTCTATATTGTTAATCCATTTATCCATTGAATTTCTCCTTTGTTAATTTTATTTAGAACGTAAACTTTGTTCCTACTGAATAGTGTTGTAGGTCTGTACCAGTATCTAAATCATCTTGCTGCAATTCAGCATAAACGCTTAGACTATCTGTCATGCTATGGTTTAAACCATAAGTCATGTAAGTTCCAGTTCCTTCTTTATCTCCGTATCCTACTGTAATTGCTTTCCAACCAATTGTTGCTTCCATACCTGTTAGGTCGTTTGCTTGATCTTTGATTGTATAAGTTGAAGCGATTGTTATATCGCCTATAGTAGTTGAAGCGCCAGCGCCCCAATACGAAATGTCACTTACTACATCATCTGCATATCCTACTGAAACATCAGCACCCATGATAGAATGAGAAAGCGTACCTTCCCACATATCAATGCCATCTTGTCCAGAAGGACCATCAATCATAGCCATGACACTTAATGAGCCATTGTCTAGTTTGATTGTATTAGATGATCTGTCGCCATACTTAAATACAGCGTTAGAGCCATACACTTCAAAGTTTCCAGTTTTAGAAACCCATGAGTGTCCTTGTCGACCCACAGTAATTGCAACACCGTTGTTGTCTAGACCAACATATGCTAGTCTGGAATCAAATGTGTTACTACCACTATCGTCAACGTCTAAC